CATAATAGACAGTGAAGAATATCAGCACATATTTCCAGATCTCAAACTACAAGCAGATAATAAATCAGCTGGTCGTTGGACTACAAATAAAGAAGGTGAATCATTCTATGCTGGTGTTGGTGGTGCAATTACAGGACGTGGTGCTGATCTACTAATCATTGACGATCCACACTCAGAACAAGATGCAATGTCACCTAAAGCTATGGAATCTGCCTATGAATGGTACACCTCAGGTCCCAGGCAACGTCTACAACCAGGAGGCATAATTGTGATAGTAATGACCAGATGGAGCACTAAGGATCTGGTTGGTAATGTTTTAAAAAAACAATCTGACGAATATGCTGACCAATGGGAGGTTGTAGAGTTCCCGGCTATCATGCCTGAGTCTGAAAAACCCCTGTGGCCTGAGTTTTGGAAAAAAGAAGAGTTATTAAGTGTCAAAGCATCACTGCCTATATCTAAATGGAACGCACAATGGATGCAAAATCCCACAGCTGAGGAAGGCTCTATTGTAAAAAGAGAATGGTGGAACAGGTGGGAAGATGAAGACATACCGCCTTACTCTTATGTTATACAAAGTTACGATACGGCTTTTTCAAAAAAAGAGACAGCAGATTACTCAGCCATAACAACTTGGGCAATATTCAACCGAGGCGATGAAAACGCAGATGAAATCATGTTGCTTGACGCCAAAAGAGTAAGATGTGATTTTCCAGAGCTAAAAAAATTAGCTATGGAAGAGTATAGGTATTGGGAACCAGATTGTGTTTTGATTGAGGCTAAAGCATCTGGCACACCTTTGACACATGAGTTGCGACGTATGGGCATACCAGTCACAGCTTACGCGCCTAGTCGTGGGCAAGATAAGGTTGCTAGAATGAATAGTGTTGCACCTATATTTGAGTCAGGCATGGTATGGGCACCCGATTATGATTTTGCTGATGAAGTCATTGAAGAAATGGCCTCATTCCCTTATGGTGATTATGACGACTTTTGCGATAGTGCTACAATGGCTTTGATGCGATTTAGACAAGGAGGCTTCATATCTTTACGAGAAGATTATGAAGACGAGGTGAAATTGTTAAAAAGCAATAGAACAGTATATTATTAGAAACTAAAAGATTATGGCTATTGATAAACAACTAGGAACAGAGGACAACCCGGACATAAGGACAATGGGATCTGCCGTAGAAGTACAGCCAGACACCAGTAGAGAAGATCAAATTAGACAAGCTGCTGAAATATTAGTCGCAAATGAAGAAGTCTTAATTGATGAAGAAATCACACCAGAAGAACCACAATTTGGCTTTAACGCAAATCTAGCAGAAGTTTTACCAGATAGTATTTTAGGCAGTATTGCCAATGACTTACTGAGCTCAATAAAGGGTGATAAACAATCCAGAAGTGAGTGGGAAAAAACATATACTGACGGACTGAAATATCTAGGCATGAAGTTTGACGAGGGTAGATCTCAACCATTTGAAGGATCTAGCGGTGTTATTCACCCGATTTTGGCAGAAAGTGTAACTCAATTCCAAGCTCAGGCTTACAAGGAAATGCTACCAGCTAAGGGACCTGTGAAAACAGAAATTATCGGTGCTAGAACTGTAGAAACAGAAAACCAGGCCGAAAGAGTGCAAGAATTTATGAACTATTACATTATGAATGTAATGGAAGAATACGATCCAGAACTAGATCAAATGTTATTTTATTTGCCGTTAGCTGGATCTGCATTTAAAAAAGTGTATTTCGACTTTGTGCTCAATAGAGCCATGTCTAAATTTATACCACCAGAGGATTTGATTGTTCCTTATGAAGCAGCAGATATAAGCAGCGCAGAGAGAATCACGCATGCAATCAACATGTCTGGAAATGAAATCAAAAAGCAACAACTTACTGGTTTCTATGCAAATGTAGACATAGGCTCAGATGGATATGCTGATGATATGTCAGAAATCGAAGAAGCTATAGATGAAATACAAGGCATATCTCCGTCATACAAAGAGAATAGAAACAGAACTGTTTATGAGGTTCACACAGTTTTAGATATTGAGGGTTACGAAGATAGAGACGCAGAAGGCAACCCAACAGGGTTGAAGCTACCTTATATAGTGACCATAGAGGAGTCCTCACAGAAGATACTTAGCATAAGACGTAATTATTTAGAAAACGATTTACTAAAAAACAAAATAAATTACTTTGTTCAATATAAATTTATGCCTGGCCTCGGCTTTTATGGATTAGGTTTATCACACATGATTGGTGGTTTATCAAAAGCCTCCACATCAATACTACGACAACTTATAGATGCGGGTACATTAGCTAATCTACCGGCTGGTTTTAAGGCCAGAGGCATGAGGATAAGAGACGAGGATGAACCTTTACAGCCTGGAGAGTTTAGAGATATAGATACGACAGGCGGTTCGCTAAAAGAAAACCTAATACCTTTACCGGTAAAAGAACCAAGCAATGTTCTAATGCAATTATTAGGTTTACTGATTGATTCGGGTAAAAGATTTGCAGCTATAGCTGATATGAATATAGGTGATGTGAATCAAGCTATGCCCGTAGGAACTACAGTAGCACTTTTAGAGAGAGGCACCAAAGTAATGAGTGCCATACACAAAAGACTACACTATTCTCAGAAACTAGAGTTTGGTTTGTTAGCCAAAGTGTTCGCAGAGTCTTTACCGCCTGTGTATAACTTTCAAGTAGGATCCGGACAAAACCAAATCAAGCAACAAGACTTTGACGATAGGGTAGATATTATCCCGGTATCGGATCCAAATATTTTCTCACAAAGCCAAAGAGTTACTTTAGCTCAGGAGCTTTTGCAAATGGTACAGTCTAATCCACAGGTACACGGACCTATGGGTATATACGAGGCTTATAGGCGCATGTATGCAGCTTTAGGGGTGGATAATGTAGATTCTTTATTAATGCCACCTCCGGACATGACACCAAAACCAGTAGAGGCTGGTATAGAAAATGCTAATCTTCTGATGGGACAACCAGCACAAGCCTTCCCGGAACAGAACCACCAAGCACACTTAGACACTCATAGAAGTTTATTTTTCACAGATTTAGTTAAAGACAGTCCACAAGTGCAAGCTCTGATAATTAGTCACTGTATGCAGCATTTACAATTCCTAGCAGCACAGCTGGCCCAGGAACAAATGCCGAATGAAATGAAACAAAGAATAGCTGAAATACAAGCACAGATGCAACAAGTGTCACCAGAAGAGGCACAAATGATCGGTCAACAAATACAAATGGTTAATGAACAATATAGCTCTAGTATTATGGCTCAACTTGCAAATGAGTTTTTACAATCTATCGGTATGAGTGGCGGTGGAGATCCATTAGTTGATATTAGACAAAGAGAACTTGAACTACGAGACAAAGAGTTGAATATAGAATCACAACAGTTTGACAGCAAACAAAATCAAAGAGCTCAAGAAAAAGCTATGGACGCAGAACTACAGCTAGAGCGTATGAATGTGCAAAAACAAATAGCTGATGATAAACTTGAGGTAGCAATAGACAGACTGAAAACTAATACAGATCTCAAGTTGCTTGAATTAGAAAATAAAATAAAGGGGATATTATGACAACTTCCTACAAATTAGATGCTATTAAGTCTTTAAAAGCTGCAAAAAAAGAAATGCGAGCTCAAGAAGAAGCAGATGCTAAAGCGGCAGCAGAGGCCGAGGAAACAAAACACCAGGCTAATTTAGAAAGAATCGCTAAAAAAATGGCAAGGATTGAATCTGGTTTGCCAGTAGAAGATCCTGTAGAGGAGAAACCTGTTAAAGAGGTAAAAGTTGCTAAAAAACCAGCAGCAAAAAAAGCTACTGTGAAAAAAACAACAACGAAAAAACCGGCAGCTAAAAGAGGAAGGCCCAAAAAAAATAATTAATGGACGACATAACAGTCATAGATTTAATTAAAAGAAGACTATCTGATAAAAAAAAACAGATAGAGGAGATCTTAATGTCCGGCAGCTTAAAAGATATGGAACATTATAAATATTTGCAAGGAGAGCTAAGTATCATATACTACCTAGAAGACGAAATAAGCGATATAGGAAAACAGATATAATGTCCGAAGCAGTTAAGAAAGATATTGGTATAGAAAAGGTAGCAGAGGCTTATGTGGATCCACAAGACAGAATACTAGATCCAGAAAAATTAGATGCTTCTTTATTAGAACGTATGCCACAACCTACAGGTTGGCGCATGCTGGTTTTACCTTACGCCGGTAAAGTAAAAACAAAAGGCGGAATTTTGTTGGCAAACGAAACAGTCAATCGTGAGGCTTTAGCTACAGTAGTTGCTTATGTGGTAAAAAAGGGACCACAGTGTTACAACGACAAAGCTAGATTTGGAGATAAACCTTGGTGTGAAGAAAAACAATGGGTTTTAATAGGGCGCTACTCTGGCTCTAGGTTTAAACTTGAGGATAATGCAGAGGTACGAATCATCAATGATGATGAAGTAATAGCCACAATCCTTGATCCAGATGATATAGTGAGCTTATGACAGCAGAAAATGACGTAAATGTAGCGCAACCAGAGGTTGACGATATAGAGGTAGAAGTAACTGAGGAAGAGAGCCAAGTAGAGCAATCGGCCTCAAATGATGATGAATTAGAGAATTATACTAAAAGTGTCTCTAAGAGAATCAACAAATTAAACGCAAGAAATCGCGAAACAGAAGAGAGAGCAGCACAACTGGAGGCTGCTTTGCGACAAAGAGAGCAAGAGGTTCATGCTTACTATCAACAAGCAACTAACGCTCAACAAAGTTTGTTGGCTAAAGAAGAAGAAACTGTAGAGATAAAAGAACGAGAAGCTAATGAGCTTTACAAAAAAGCACACGCTTCTGGCGATGCTGATCTAATGTCTAAGGCTGACTCTCTTAAAAGTGATGTTGCCTTA